ATAAAAGCATCTTTAATACTAATTGTATCACCTATGATTCTATATTGAGATAAATAAGTAGATAGATTCTGTTTTAAGGCTGCTGAACCAGTAGTTAACTGATTTAAATTATTTGAAGAAAGAACATATAAATCTAAAGTAGTATTTATTTCCCCTTGTCCTACATTCTGTAATTTAGTAGGTTCAATATAGGCTTTAGAAACAACTCCGAATTTTGGGGGCATAGCTAATGCTCTAACTAAATAATCATCTTGGGTTACGTTACGGAGCTGGGTAGCAAAATTTGAGGAAGCATTTTGTCTTATTTCCTCTAGCGTATCCCCATCCTGACCTCCTGAAGCTGCTTTAGGATTATTTACTGCAAATGAATCAAAGTATTGTTGAGCCCCTGATAGATTATAGGTAGTAAAGTTTAAAGTACCATTAAATGTTGTTAAAGTATTAGCTTGAACATTAGCACTAATTCCACCACCTGTTAGATATCTTACAGTTAAAGTAGTACTTGAAGGGGCAATACCATAAGTGTTATTAAATATAAAGTTTGTTGGTGAATACGCGGCTGTTAACTTATCTTTTTCAAATGGTAAACCTAAACCTACATTATTTGAATTAGGTACAATTTCTTCATCTGTATCAGCTGTTGTACCTGCACCAAATTGTAATTGGGTAGTAGTTTCATTTATAACACGGGTTACAAATCTTCTTTGAACTTGTTCTAATTGAAGTAAGAATGGAGTATTTGAGCCATCTGTATAATAATTAGGATCATTTGGGTTAGCATTTTTAATAGATTTATAGATCATTTCCTGAGCTAAATAATCTACTTCATACCATTCATTACCATCTGAATCTACTATATCTAAAATACCTATAATATCGTTATCTATAAGATTTACGGTAGCAAACTCTTGAGGAGTAGTAAATGTAAAAGTTGTAGTATTGACTGTTGCTGAGATGGCTTTACGGGGTTTCTTTAAAAGATATTCTGAGGGATTACCAGCCGCAGTAGCATATATTGTAATCTCAGTTGGATCACCTGAAGATGAAACTGTAAAATCTACGGGATCTTCTACTAAAAAACTTGTATTATTATTTAGGCTAGATTGAATAGAAGAATTTGCTGATACTATTAAGGCATATCTAAAATCAGGAGCAAAATTGCTACCTGAGGCTGGTACTCTTTGAAAAAAATCAATATCAGCCATTGCCACCCCTGTTACTTTAGGTTTATAACCAAACATATAAGCTAAATCAAATACATTATTTGCTTGGCGAGCATATTGTAAAAAAGTTTCTTGATATTGATTATCTAAGTAAAAAGACATTACATCACCCACATACGAAGCCATTTCAATTAACATCATACCTGGGGATGATGGGCTGAAGTCATTGTAAGTAGTAGGAAAATAAGTTTGAGAATAGTTAATTAAACTACTCCTAAACTCAGTAAAGTCTTTATTTAAGTATGTTAAATTTCTTTTAATAGCCATTTTAATTATATACTAGCATTAAGTACCTCCACTTGACTTTGAAAACTATATGCTATTTGGATATTTACATAGTTTTGACTAGGGTCAGGATCTGAAGTAACACTAATTACATTGATCTGGGGGAATTGGTTAGTTAGAAGAGTTGAAATAAGATCGGTTAAACCTGTTGTTTCTCCTAGTTGCATAGCTTCAAATACTTGCCTTCTTAAATCAGCCCCAAAATTAGGATTTAAACAACGTTCTCCTTTATTAGTCATCATATAATTGATGATATTATTCTTAAGGGCTTGTTGGGTTGTATAGTTTGAAGTAAAGGGTTGGGCATTATAAAAAGGTAAAGTAAATCCTATAGCATTTCTTTTACTTCTATCTATTGGATTTAGTGCAGGAATAATTTGGGTTGCCATTATTTGCCCCCTTTCATTAGACCCATAATCATATCTAAACCAACATTACCTGCTGGTAAGGAAGATCCTTCACCTGATGTGTTCATACCTGGAGCTACTTGTAGAGTATTAGCAGTTACACCCATCCCTCTGGCATCAGCTGAATTAAATGAAAGAGTATCTTGTCCTCTTCGCATGTCTCCCATAATACTTTCCATCATAGCTCTTTTTTCTGTAGCTGATTTTTGTGGGGGACTATTAGTAACCTGAGTAGAGGTATCAGTAGATACAGGAGACATTTGATAAGTTTCCTGGATTGGTAATTTAGGAGCACGAACTGCTTCTAAAAGGATATCTTTTAGTTCCTCTTGGATTGCTTCTCTAACTGCTTCTTTAATAAATGATTTTAGTTCGCTGGGTTTCATCTGTTATAAATATTAAAATTAAAAAGATTTTAAATTATCTCTGTCAATTATTAGCTTAAGTTCATTAATTAATGTTTGGTTGTTTGTTGTAAACGAAAGTTCAGTTTGGAGTAAACTAATTCCTGACTGATTAAGAGCTAAAGCCCTTCTACGAGTAACAGTAGGACTAAAAGGTACTTCTTCTACTAAAAAAGTAAATCCTTTATAAGATCCATCATTAGTTGTTGCTTTATCAACTTCATTAGATACAATTTGTATAGTTTCAGATATAGAATCTAGTTGAAGATTAAGTCCACTATCTTCTAAACATAAACTAATTAAAGAATCTAAAGATTGTAAAGCTTTAACTATTTTATTAATAATAGATGATAAAATACTAAATGGTAAAGAAATACCACTAAGTATAGAAGCATTTTTATCTACAATTGGTATAACTTCATCATCGATAGTTTCTAAATCACTTAATAAAGCAGGAATTGCTCCTGGAAGGCCAAATGGAATTGCTTTTGAAATAGCTGAAGTTGCTAGTTTAGCTAATTGTTCGATTGATATAATATTTTGTAAGGTATTAATTAAACTTTGTAGGCTAGTTACACTGTTATTTAAAGTATTAACTTGATTCCCTATAGTATTTAATTGCCCTACTATATTATTTCTCATTTCAACTAATTGTTGTAGTCTTTGAGGACTAGGGCAAAATTGAGTCTTTAATTGAGCTATAGCTTCAGGACTAGTAGCTTGGTCTTTAATTTGATTAAATTGATCTAATGCAAATTCTGAAGCTAAAGAAGTAAGTTTAGGTAAAATTAGTTTAAGAGTTTTTTTACCTAAATCTAAAAATTTTTTACCTAAATTCCCAGTACCTTGAGGTTTTAAATTATCTGGGGTGTTAGACTGGATTAAAGAAGGGTCTATTTGAGTCAATTCAATACTCTGTTGGGCTGCTCTTCTATCAGCAGCTCTTTGTAGTCTTTGTTCTTCTATTTGTCTAGGAGTAGCCATTATACAGTTTTAACAGAGTTTGATTTTAATCCATTAAGATTTAATAATAAATCATTTATATTATTATTAACTAAAGTAGCTACAGTTCTAGTAGGTTCTAGGGGGGCACCTGGCGGTACACCTACCTGGGTTGCTAGATTAGCAGTTAAAGTAGCTAAATTTTCTAATAATTGAAATAAAAGATCTACAGTAGCATTACCTAATAAAACAGGCTCAGTAGCGCTTTTAGAACCAAGATATACTTCACTTGCTTGTAAAGTAACAGGTCCGGTTGTATCAACATTTATGGATTCAACCGCGTTTAAATTAATTGATTTTGCTGAGCTTAAAAGTAAATGGTCTTGAGTGGTATTAAATACCAAACGCCCTGAATTAAGAATTATTTGCTTCCCAGCATATTGGTTAGGAGTAATTGGTTGTTGACCATTGGGGTAGCTAAAGTAATCATTAATACTTGATACATTAATAGGAATATTTTGAGTAGAAGTAAAATATATAGAAGAATCATCCCTATTAATATCTTCTGTTATTCTATCCCAATTGAATGGAGTATTAACTTGACCCTGCCCATTTCTAATAATAGTGATAGGATCACCATTAGAGCCGGTTGAAGACCAGTTATTAGAGGAACCACTTACAGTTGAACCATATCTTGTACTATGACCAAATCTACCTTCATATATAACATCTCCCTCAAAAGCTTTTAGGGGATGGATATTATCTATAATAGGAAAGGTTTTCCCTAAATTAATACTTTGTGTAGTATTAGTTACAATTAAGTTACTACCTAAATCTACTTCTTGATATGTTTTTTGTTCTGAAGGGGAGGAGGTAGTATTGGGGTTTAAAGCTGAAGGTAGAGCATTTAAATAATTGTTATTAAAAACATTTATAGGGGGAAAATAATATAAAGTATTAGCTCCAAATTGCTCTTGTGTTAAGATAGTAGGTAAAGAAATCATATACACTATCTCATTAATAAGTGGGTATGTCTTTATATTAGAAAATAAGGGTATAGCTACTGCACTTAAAGCACCTACATCAATCGGAATAGCATCAATTAATTGGTACTTTATAAGCCCTATACCGGCCTCCCCATATGTG